AATCATAATATAGCACATATCGTTACGAAATAAAAAACGGCTACAGAGCCCATGTTTACTGGGTTTGTAGCCATTTTTATCTTTCCAACTGTCAAAGATGGGATTATAGCAAATCTGACACAAAAAATCAACAGCAGAAAAGGCAGAAAAACAGCATAAATAAAAGGTTTTCGGAGGTTTTTACATACCTTGTAATAGATAATAACAGTGTAACGAAAACTAAAAGGATATATACTGATAAGGTAGCAGGAGGATGTGTCAGACGGTGGATAAAGTAAGAAAGAAAAAGAGGGGGGTGCAGTTCCTCCAGTATGATTATGAGGCAGCGTATAACAAGAGCATTGAGGACATGGACGAATGGTTTATTGAGAATATGCTCAAACACAGAAAGAAAGTGGTGTATGCACTCAAAGAGATAACAGCAGGAGAACAATTTGAGGTTGAAATATATCCGCAGTTCCGGAGTATGGAGGAAGTACCGGAAGAGGGACGGAGAATCAAGAAAGATAACAGCAAGGCACAAAAGAATCTTAATGATAAAAATGCACGGAAATATGTTGAAAGGCTTATCAATAACAATTTCGGTAACGGCGATTTATGGATAACACTGACATATGATGACGGGCATCTGCCTCCGGACGGTGATATTGATGCAGCACTCAAGAATATGCAGAACTACATCCGGCGTGTAAATTATCAGAGAAAGAAAAGAGGACTTGGAAAGTGTAAATATGTATATGTGACAGAATACAATCCACGGGAGAAAATCAGATGGCATCATCACATAGTCATGGATGGGGAAATGGACATGGACATGGTCGAAAAATGTTGGAAACAGGGCAGCAGGAATGAAATTCGGAGACTGGAAAAGGATGAAAACGGCTTGTCGGGTATAGCAAACTATATTGTCAAAGAAAAAGAACGTGCGAAGTCGGAGAAACGGTGGAACTCCTCACAAGGTTTGTCGAATCCGGACATCAAGGTTGTACATAGTAAGAAACCGGAGGCGAACAAAGGCAGCTATAAAAAAATAGGCTCATACGTTGACAAGATGGTGAAAGACAGGAACTCAATTCCGGAACAAATGAAAAAGTGGTATCCGGATTTCAATTTCACGGATACAAAAGTGTACTATAACGACTTTAACGGCATGTTTTACATACATGCAAGAATGAGGAAAGGGAGGATAGACAATGAAAAGGGAGCATGTCGAACGTAATGACAGGATTTTCATAAAAATATTTGCGATCGTGGCGGTGGTTTTGGTGGTTCACATGGCAGTAACAACAATAAGAGGTGATAGGATGAAAGAAAAAAGAGAGATATCCAAAGAGAAAAATGATAAAAATGCACGGAAATATGTTGAGAGGCTTATCAATAACAATTTCGGTAACGGCGATTTATGGATAACACTGACATATGATGACGGGCATCTGCCTCCGGACGGTGATATTGATGCAGCACTCAAGAATATGCAGAACTACGTCAAGCGGGTGAATTATCAGAGAGAAAAAAGAGGACTTGGAAAGTGTAAATATGTATATGTGACAGAGTACAATCCACGGGAGAAAATCAGATGGCATCATCACATAGTCATGGATGGGGAAATGGACATGGACATGGTCGAAAAATGTTGGAAACAGGGCAGCAGGAATGAAATTCGGAGACTGGAAAAGGATGAAAACGGCTTGTCCGGCATGGTGAATTATATTGTAAAGGAAAAGGAACGTATAAAGTCAGAAAGGCGATGGAACTCGTCAGAGGGACTAATAAAACCGAAATAAAGAACGCACACAGGCAGGAACATATCCGGAGCAGACGGCAGGATACTCCACAGGCAGAGATATGTCCGGAGGAGGCAGCAGGATACTCCACAGGCAGAGATATGTCCGGAGCAGGCAGCAGAACGCTCACAGGCAGAGATATGTCCGGAGCAGGCAGCAGAACGCACACAGGCAGAGATATGTCCGGAGCAGGCAGCAGGATGCTCCATAGGCAGGAATATATCCGGAGGAGGCAGAGGAACATCAACAGGAGGCAGCAGAACGCACACAGGCAGGAACATATCCGGAGCAGACGGCAGGATACTCCACAGGCAGAGATATGTCCGGAGCAGGCAGCAGGATGCTCCATAGGCAGGAATATGTCCGGAGCAGGCAGCAGAACGCACACAGGCAGGAACATATCCGGAGCAGGCAGAGGAACATCAACAGGAGGCAGCAGAACGCTCACAGGCAGAGATATGTCCGGAGGAGGCAGCAGGATACTCCACAGGCAGAGATATGTCCGGAGGAGGCAGCAGGATACTCCACAGGCAGGAATATACCGCAGGAGGCAGCAGGAGACAGCAGGAGACACCACAGGTAACACACAGGCAGGAATATACCGGAGGAGACAGCAGAACATAAAGAGGAGCAAGAAAAACAAATGAAAGCACTTGAAAAAACATATTTATATATGCAACATTATAGAGAAATAGGGCAGTTTGTTGATGATTTGAAAGCAAATAAGGAAAGAAATATAGATGAAAAAGACATGGAAACAGTTATTATATTTGATAGTATAAACAGAGCATTGAAAAGAATACAAGAGGATGCAATGACAGCAGGATATGTATATAAGTATAATGCGTTTGTGATGCATTATATAGATGGAATACCATATGAAAGTATTAGAATGATACTAAATTGCGGAAAGAATACGCCTAAAAAGTGGAGTGATAAGATAATGAAACTGTTATCAATAAAGATATTCGGTATAAGAGGAATAGAAAATGAAACAGTATAGAGGCAGGGGGACAGAGAAAAGTTTTTTACACTTCCGGCATAGTCGCACCCACTATTTTCTTTGGAGAAAAATCCCCACGAGAAAATTTTAGGAAAACATCCGGAGGAGGCAGCAGGGAATCCGCAGAGGTAGCGGGATGCACCACAGGCGGGAAAATATCCGGAAAAGGTAACAGAACATTAACAAGCAGGTGTCAGAATATGACACAATAAGTTAAAAGGCAAGAGGCAATAAAATACCAGTCATAATAACATTACAATGAGAGGGGGAAATATAAAAAGCGAGGAGAGAGAAAGGTGACTAATGAAGAAATTGTAATGTTAATTAAAAATGGCACGGAAACAAAAAAGAATATGGGGATGTTGTACGAGAAAAATATAGGAATGATTAAGAAAATAGCACTGTCATATAGAGGATATTCAGAACTAGAGGACTTGATGCAAGAGGGATATATAGGACTGAACGAGGCGGTGTTAAGATATGAGCCTGATGCCGGATGCAAATTTATATCTTATGCAACTATATGGATAAAAGAGGCGATGTTATCATACATTTCACAAAAAGGAATAATGATAAAAATTCCGCAAAATATATATTGGGGATGCAAAAAGTATAATAGATTATTGCAAAAATATGGAGGTAATAGAGCGGATAAAAGAGAGAAAATAATAAGGGAATTAGGGGTAACAAATGCAGAATTTGAACTAATAAAACGGGCAAATGACATGATAAATGTATATAGTACAAATAAGGCAATAAAAGAAAGTGAGGAAGAAATAGAAATACAGGATGCAATAGCGGGCAATATTGACGTTGAGAATGATGTTATTGAAAGTATGATGAATACAGAAACAGCGGAAATATTGTGGCAGCAGGTGCATAAGCTAGAGCAGGTACAAGCAGAAATAATAGAAATGAGATATAAACGAAAAATGACAGTGCAGGAAATAGCGAACAATATAGAAACGAGTGTGTCAACAGTAAGAGAAAAGGAAAAAAGAGCATTGATAACATTAAGACACAATAAGAACATAAAAGACATGTTGGGATTTGAGGAAAAGAAAAGCACGAATTTATATAAAGGGGTAGGGGTATCAACGTATAAATACACCGGAATGAGTTCAACAGAATTTGAGGCATTAAAAATGTATATGTCATAAAAAGAACCCCTGTATTTTAAAACAGAGGTTAAGAATGGATATTATCATTGTTTATTGTTTCAGCAATAGAGCGTTTGATGAATGAATTAACACTTTCATTATGTTTATCTGCATGGGTTTTTATTATTGTTTTCATTCCTTTATCAAGTCGGATTTTGATTTCGTCATAATTGGCTTTGATATATTTTTGAGTTGCTTTATTTTGTGCTTGTGAGTATCCCCTCTTCTTATCTTCCAAAAAATAAACCTCCTTTACAGTGGGCGATAAAATGAAAAATACAATTTTTGTATACTGCCATTATAACAAAAAAGTATATAGGGGACAATATACAAAATAACAAAAAATAATGTGATATTGGGGGCAATATATTGTGAATAATGTCTATTGTATATTGGGGGCAATATGATATAATAGAACTATAAAAAGAAAACCCCTGCATGAGAGGCAACTCATACAAGGGCGAACACCTACCAGTCATAATAGGGGTTAAGCATATAATAACACACCTGCTGCCCTTATTCAATTAAGAAAGAGAGGAAAACACATGGAAAAAGTAACAGGATGTAATGAAAAAGAGCAGAACAAAAACAAAGCAGATGTAGAAAATTATAAAAAAAGTACATGCAAGATGTTGGAAAGCATGAAAGCGGAAGATATTAAAAGAGTATACAAATTGACAAGACACCTGTGGTGTAATCACTGATAGGGGGCGTTGAACATGGCAGCAGGAAAAAGGGTTGACAATAAAGGAAGAGTACTAAAAACCGGAGAAAGTCAGAGAAAACAAGACGGGCGTTATCAATATAGATATATGGATTGCTTAGGGAAAAGACAGTATGTGTATAGTATGAAACTGCTGCCGACTGACACAGTAAACGGAAAAAAGAGTGATGAAATAAGTCTTAGAGAAATGGAAAAGCAGATAACAAGAGACTTAGATGATGGAATAAGAACGGCAGAAAGTAACAAAATAACATTTAATGATATGTTTATGCATTATATGGACACAAAGAGAAACTTGAAAGCGACAACAAAAAATAACTATATGTATATGTTTGAAAAATATATAAAAAATAGTGCTTTGGGAAACAGAACACTTTCAAAGATAAGAAAAAGCGATATAATAAAATTTTATAGCGGTTTACTAGATAGCGGATTCAAAACAAATTCACTTGAAACTATACATACACTGATGCATCCGACTTTTACAATGGCGGTTGATGATGACATAATAAGAAAAAATCCGAGTGATGGAGTGATGCAAATGTTAGATAAAACGGAGGCACAAACAAAAATAGCTTTAACAGTGAAACAGCAGGAAAATTTTATTGATTTCATATCAAACAGTGTTGAGTATTCGCATTGGTTACCAGTGTTTACAACATTTCTAGGTACTGGAATGAGAGTATCAGAGTTGATAGGGTTGACATGGGATGATGTTGACTTGAAAAACGGGACAATTTCAGTAAATCATAATTTAGTGTATAGAAAATACGGTAATAATTGTGAATTTCACATAACGACACCGAAAACGGAAAAAGGGACAAGAACAATACCGATGCTGTCAGAAGTAAAACAACAGATAATAGAAAGACGTAAACAACAGTTTGCAGAGGGGAAACCTCAAGCGGTGATAGATGGTGTTACAAATTTCGTGTTTACTAATAGATATGGAAATCCACACACACCAATGTGCATAAACAGAGCGATAAAACGGATATACACAGCATTTAACAATGAGGAGAAAGAAAAGGCAAAAAGGGAACATAGAGAGCCGGAACTACTACCACATTTTAGTGTGCATATACTTAGACATACATTCTGCACACGTTTTTGCGAAAATGAAACTAATGTAAAAGTAATTCAACAAATAATGGGACATTCTGATATAAGCGTGACAATGAATATATATAGTCATGTTACAGAGGATAAAGCAAAAGAGTGCATGAAGAATCTTGAAAACAAGATAAAAATATCATAGTTTAGGATGACCGCCCGAAAATGGGCGGTTTTTTGTTATCCTCTACTACGAACGCTATTGGAATACATCCGGCAGCAGGATGCTCCACAGGCAGGGATATACCGGAGGAGGCAGAGGAACATCAACAGGATGCAGCAGGATGCTCCATAGGCAGGAATATATCCGGAAGATGCAGCAGGATGTTCCACAGGCAGGAATATGTCCGGAGGAGACAGCAGGAGACACCATAGGTAACACACAGGTAGGAACATATCCGGAGGAGGCAGCAGGATGCTCCACAGGCGGGGATATACCGCAAGAGGCAGCGGGACAAATATTAACAATTTAGATTACACCAAACTCTACACCATTTTAATACAGAAAGATAAAACAAGACAAACAGAAAAGAGGTTGATATAGAAGAAAAAACGGTGATAATTAAATAAAATGTAAAGTGATAAAACATGATAAACAATCAAAGAAACTATTCCCGACAATGAAGTCTATTGATAAGTAAGAATGCAGGAAAATCAAGGGTTTCAGCATTTGGATGTACTAAAATATATAGTTGGTCAAGGGGTTTTGACCAAGATTTGACCAATTTTTGGCATAGTCAAAAAAAGATTAGTACAGGTTAGTACAGATTGCTT